TGGCCGACAAATTGTCGGTTTTTATTTTGCTTGAAAATAAGGAGGTGAATGAAATGGCACGAGGATTACGATCGCATCGCCATCAATATTATGATCATGATATAAAAAGATATTATGATAAAGAAAAAGGATGCATGGTTAAAAAATTAATGTTTAGATGTATGATTTGTGGTAAGACATATCATGAACGTTATGAGTATAAACCACCACCAAGGGAACAAAAATCATACAAAGTATTAGAAAAGAATAAAAAGAAGTATAGCAACCACAAGTAAGGTTGTTTTTATTTTACAAAAATTTGAGACAGGGCAACTCGTTAAACTGCGACCAGTCGAGTGGAAGCAACCCACGTACAAATAAGCGTAGACAAAAGGAGAAAAAATGAGAAGAGAAGATTTACAAAAAATTAAAGGATTGACTGATGAACAAATCAACTCAATTTTGAATTTGCATAAGGATGATTCAAAAGCATGGACAACAAAGTTTGATAATCAAAATACACAAATCAAAACTTTAACAGCAGATTTGGAAAAATTCAAAGATGTTGACATTGAAGATTTGAAGAATGCTAAAGCTAGTTATGAAACAGAAAAGCAAAAATTGATTGATGATCATACAAAAGAAATCAATGATATGAAGTTCAATGGTGCACTAGAACTTGCAGTCATTGGAACAAAAACAGTTGATCCAATTGCATTAAAAGCACATCTAGACATATCAAAATTAAAATACAATGAAGAAACAAAAGGTATTGATGGACTAGATGAACAGATTACCACTATCAAGGAAACACATGGCTACTTATTTACAAGTAAACCAACGGGAGGAAGTCATGGTAGTTTAGGTGGAGAAAGTGTTGATACTTCATTAAACGGAGCATTAACAGAACATTACAAATAAACGGAGGATAAAATATGATTACATTAGAAGAAGCAAAAGTAGGTATGGCTGATAAAGTCAACCAAGCAGTTATTGATGAATTTAGAAGAGGTTCATTATTATTGGACAGATTGATTTTTGATAATGCAGTATCACCTGGTACTGCGGGTTCAACATTAACATATGGTTATATGAAATTAGAAACACCATCAACAGCAGGATTCCGTAAACTTAATGAGGAATATAAAGGGAGTGAAGCAAAAAGAAAGAAAGCTTCAGCTGATTTAAAAATCTTTGGTGGAGAGTTTGCACTAGATAGAGTCATTATTAATACAAGTGGTGCAGTAGATGAATTAGATTTCCAAATGCAAGAAAAAATTAAAGCTGCCATTAATTTATTTCATTATGCAGTTATCAATGGAAATAGCACAACAAATGAAGATGAGTTTGATGGATTAAATGTATTGGTTAAAGGATCATCAACAGAATATACTCCAGCAACAGCAGTTGATTTATCAACAAGTACATTGATGGATACTAATTATAATGCATTCTTAGATATGATGGATGATTTTGTATCTAAAATGCAAGGCAAACCAACAATGTTTTTGGTCAATTCAACTATGAAAACAAAATTAAAAGGAATTGCACGTAGAGCAGGGTATTATTCACGTACAGAGGATGCGTTTGGACGTTCTATTGATAATTGGGATGGTATTCCATTTGTGGATTTAGAAGAATATTATGATGGAACGGAAACAAAACCATGCGTACCAATTGATGATGATGGTAATACATCTATTTATGCAATTCAAATTGCAAAAGATGGATTCCATGGTGTATCACCTACTGGAAATAATGTTATTTCAACTGCATTACCTAATTTAAAAGCACCTGGGGTTATTAAAAAAGGTGATGTTGAAATGGTTGCAGCAGTTGTATTGAAAAACACATTAAAAGCTGGAGCATTTAGAAATATCAAAGTAAAGTAGTAAACTCAATATCCTCGATAGATTATTCATCAATGACTAATGCACAATTGAAGTCAATACTTGATGATAAGGGTATTGAGTATAAATCTAATTCAACGAAAGCGACATTGATTGCATTGTTGAATGAGGAGGGATAGAATTTGAAACAATTTGCAGATTACAAGTTTTATCAAGAGGTATATTGTGGAAATGATATACAAGATGAAAATATATTCAAAAGAATGGCCATTGAAGCAAGTTTCTTCCTTAATGAATTGACATTAGGAAGAATAAAAGAACCTAGTGAAGAAGTTAAATTTGCAGTATGTGCCATAGCAGATATTGGATATAGAGAACAAAAAGAAAATAATGAGGACCAGATAGCAAGTGAGAGCGTTGGTCCTCATTCCATTTCTTATGTTAAAAAAACAAAAACCACAGAAGAATACGCAAAAGAAAAAATCAAAATAGCAAGAACTTATCTTGCTAATACTGGTTTATTATATAGAGGGCTTTCATCATGTTGTTTATAGATACTGTTACTATATTTCATAGGGCACAAAACAACTCATATGAGCGTAAAGTTATTGAGGGATGTTATTGGTATGGAGATACAAGAATATCAAACAGTGGCCATGGAATTGTACGAGATGATGCAATAACAGTATTCTTCCCAAAAAATATTGTTGAAGAAAATCAATTAAAGATTTTTAAGAATGATAGGATTATTAAAGGTATTGCTGATGATATATTATCAGTCAATGAACTTATAAAATATGATGATAAAATAACTGTTCTTACAGTCAATGAAAACATAGTAGGGAGCAAGATAGATAATCTTGTTGTTACAGGTAAATAGTATGGTTACAGAGATAAAATTTGATTTAAGTGATGTTGAAAAAATTATTCAGGAACATGGACTAGGACCTGGAGGAAGTGTACAAAAGTTCTTTGCTAATGAATTGCTAAGGATAAGTGATCCATATACACCATTTTCAAGTGGTATTTTAAAAGGAACGGCATTCGTATCACAAGATGGTACCTCAATATACTATAACACACCATATGCTCGTTATTTATGGTATGGAAAACTAATGGTTGATCCAATAACAGGAAAAGGAGCCTTTTTTAAGGAGGGTTATGGGTTTTGGTCAAGACCAAAGGTTCAAAAGCAATTGACTAATATTGATTTAAAATATCATGGGTCAAAACTAAGGCGTTCAGAATGGGTAGAAAGAGCTTATATTGATAACAAACCATCAATATTATCAAGTGTTGAGAAATTTGCAAATAGGAGGTAACTATGCCGATTATAGAAAGTATTAAAGATTATATTATGACATGTCCTTTTTTGGAAGAATTATCAAATGTCAATGTTGATTTTCTTCCTGAAGATCCATTGACGTATAGTATAGAACAAACACCTAGTGAACCAATTTTAAAAAGATATTTAGATGGTTCTACTGAAAGGCAGATTACTTTTGTATTTGCCTGTCGTATGTTTTATAGTGATGAACTTATTAACAATATAAACAATAGTGGTTTTTTTGAGAAATTTCAGGAATGGCTTTTTGAAAATTCAGAAAATGATAAATTGCCTGAATTAGAAGAAGGATTAGTACCTTACAGGATAGAAGCTATTTCTAGTGGTTATTTATATGATATCAGTGGAGATTTAAGTAATGCTAGATATCAAATACAATGTAGATTAATTTATGAAAAGGAGGGCAAATAGATGCCAGGAGTAGAAAGAATTAAAAGAAGTCAGTTTGCAGAATTTTTAAAGATAAGTGATGGTTATGCAAGAATTGGAAAGGGTGTAACAACTGGTTCAGTAGCATATAATCCAACTGTTAATGATGAGCATTATATTGATGAAGATAGTGGGACAAAATTATTAGATGGTTATGCTCCAGTATTAGGTCATGAACAAACAGCATACAAAGGAGATCCAATCTTTGATTATATTGATGGATTGCGTAAGAAAAGAGCTATTGGAGATGATGCCAAAACAACATTGTTAATGGTCTATATTTATGACAAGCAAGGCGAAGGAAGTTATTCAGCAGAGGAGCAGGATGTAATCATTTCTATCAATGAGTTTGGAGGAGATGCGGGTAATCCAGTTTCAATTACATATGACATTAACTTTAGTGGTGATCCAAGAATAGGAACTGCTACTATCACAGATGGTAAAGCCACATTTACAAAAGGAGAATAGTTGAGAAGAGGATAAAACCTCTTCTTTTATTTTATGGAGGATATTATGACAAAAAATAAAATTAGAATACAAAGTAAAAATGAATATGTAATTGAGGTTAATGACAATGGGGACACAATTTCATTTGTTTTAACTGATCCAGAATTGATGTTAAAGTTCGATAGAGCTTTTAATAAAGTTAAGGGGATTGGAGAATCTATCAAAAGAAAAGAGGAAGAGTTTAAGAATATAGAACCATTCCAATTTGATAAACAAGATATGATTTTAACAAATGAACAAAGAAAATTTCATGAATTTATAGTGAAATGTTTTGAAGATATGCGTATGGCTTTTGATGAGTTTTTAGGTGAAGGGGCATGTCAAAAAATATTTGGTAACAGTAATTATATTGATATGTATGATGATCTTATTGAACAATTGAAACCACATTTTGAAAAGATGGGATTAAATGCTAAAAAGCTAAAAGAAGAGATCATTGATAAGTATCAAGATAAAGATGAGGATCTTCTTTAGTGATCTATCCAACAAAGGTTGAAATTAATGGGAATATTTATCCTATTAATACAGATTATAGAGTTGCATTAAAGTGTTTTGAAATTATCAATGATAATGATATAGGCGATATGGAAAGAACATATGCAGTTATCTATAAGCTATTTGGATTTATTCCATCAGATGAAGAGATAGGAATGTTTATTGAAAAAGTTTCTTTATATCTTGGGTGTGGAGAAACTCAAGACATACAACAATCTAAAAATAGGGATATGGATATAAATCATGATATGAAATATATCATAGCGAGTTTTAGAAGCGATTATAACATTGATATCGTTAATGAAAATATGCACTGGTATGAATTTGTTGATCTTATTAGTGGTTTTACCTCTAAGTCAATAATGTCACGTATAAGAGATATACGCAATTATGATTTAAGTGAAGTTAGAGATCCTAAATTAAGAAGAAAGATTATTGAAGCTCAAGAAAGTGTTGCATTGCCAAAGGAATATACACAGGAGCAAATAGAAGTATTAGAAGAGTTTGAATCATTGTTTGAAGTGGGAGGTGAATAAATGGCAGATGGACATATAAAGATAAATACAGAACTAAATACAGATAAAATAAAAGTGGATTTAAATAACTTAAAATCAATGGTTAGTTCAACATCCAAGGGGATAAAAAACGCATTAGAATCAATGGGTGATGTTAAGAGTATTGATAAGGTCATTAATCAACAAGTTCATGCAATGGAAAGAGCCCGACAAAAAGCCGATGAGTATTATGAAAAAATACAAAAACTTCAAGAAGAAATGTCTAAAATGGAAAATGAAGCATTAGAAAATGCAGATATTGGATTTTATACTGATACCCCAAAAACTATTGAAAAAAGAGCAGAAAGAGATTTATCAACAAATAACGATTATCAGAAATTG